TGGCCGAGGTGTACAGCTAGAGCCTATCCAAGTGCATGACATCATGTGCTTTATTGCTGATGCTGTTTTGGCTGGCGGTATCCGTCGAGCTGCGCTTATCTCGTTATTCAGCATGGACGATGAAGTGATGGTTAACGCCAAAGGGCAGTTGCGATGCTCTATTGATAGCAAGAAGCCTGTAGGCGAAGGCGTCTTTGAGTGTGAAGTCACACGCGACAACGGCCACACTTATACTATTGTTGTGCCAAAAGATATGCTAGAAGATCACCAAACTACTGGTGGACTGCCTTGGTTCTTCTTTGAGCCACAGAGAGGCCGTGCAAACAACAGTGCTGCAATCCTACGACACAAGGTCAGCCGTCGGGACTTTGATAAGCTATGGCAGAAGGTCGAGGAGTCAGGCTCAGGTGAACCGGGTGTGTTCTTTAGTAACGACAAGGACTGGGGTACAAATCCATGTTGTGAAATAGCACTGCGCCCTTACAGTTTTTGCAACCTTTGCGAGCTTAACGTAAGCAATGTCAAAGACCAGAAAGACTTGAATCAACGAGCCAAAGCTGCTGCTTTTATTGGCACATTACAGGCTGGGTACACGGACTTTCATTATTTGCGTGATGTCTGGAAAGAAACAACTGACAAGGATGCTTTGATCGGTGTAGGTATGACAGGTATTGCATCAGGTGCAGTGCTTGACCTTGACTTGCAAGAAGCTACTGACGAAGTTCTAGCAGAGAATGCTCGTGTTGCTGACAAGATTGGTGTGAACCATGCTGCTCGCACTAACTGTGTTAAGCCTTCAGGTACTAGCAGCCTTGTCTTGGGTACAAGCTCAGGTATCCACGCTTGGCACAATGATCGCTACATTCGCACAATGCGTGTTGGTAAGAACGAAGCTATCTATGCTTACCTGCGGGACAATCACCCACACCTAGTTGAGGACGAGGCGTTTAAGCCAGACACTTCTGCCGTAATCTCTATTCCTCAGCGGGCACCAGAGGGCGCTATCCTTCGTAATGAGTCACCTTTGCAACTACTAGAGCGAGTGGCACGTTTTAACAAGCACTGGGTACGTCACGGCCACCGTGATGGTCAGAACAGTCACAATGTATCTGTTACTGTTTCTGTTAAGAATGATGAGTGGGGCGCAGTCGGTGAGTGGATGTGGGAGCATCGCAACGACTTCAACGGCATCTCTGTGCTTCCTCACGATGGTGGTAACTATGTGCAAGCACCTTTCCAAGATGTGACAGACGATCAAGATCAGGAAAGCAAGGATAGGCTTGAGCTTTTCACTCGCTTGGAAGATTCGCTTGACCGCATTGACTTGACACAAGTGCGAGAGGAAGAGGACAATACAGACTTAGGTGGAGAGGTTGCTTGCGGCCCGGCGGGTTGTGAGGTAGTTTAATTAAGATCAGGGGCTTCGGCCCCTTTTCCTTCTAGGAGATTTGCAATGAAAGTATTTGAGCAAGGTGGATACGAAACTAACTACTGGGTAAGACTGTTCAGCTTCGGCAAGAATGAACAAGAAAGGGCGCTAGTTTCTTTTGAGATTGCCAAAGACACACGTTCGACTTTCTGCCTAATTGCCCAGATCGGAGGTGATTGCTTTGCAGAGGTTGGCATTCACGCTTTTAACAAAAGCCTCGTAGTAAACATTTGGAGCGTATAGATGGACGCAGTTTTGATTGATAGCATGGGCAATGATTTGACGGCTGTGAACGCAGCACGAGTCTCCTTTGCTAAGAAGAAAGAAGTGATGGATGAGAAAGACCAGAAGCTGATTCGCTACTTAGCTAGTCACAAGCACTGGACGCCATTCGGTCACATCATGCTACAGTTTCGCATTTCAGCGCCTATCTTTGTGGCACGTCAGTGGTATCGGCACACGGTAGGCTTTGCTAGAAATGAGGAAAGCCGCAGGTACATCAGCAACACACCAAATGTATACTTGCCTGACTATTTTCGTAGTAAGCCAGAAGGCAGCATCAAGCAAGGCAGTGCTGGTGTGCACGACCAAAGCTGGGCATGGAAAGTCAACACATCAAACGTGCTTGATAAATGCCTTGAGCTGTACGATAACATGATTGCTGATGGTGTAGCGCCAGAGCAGGCTAGGATGGTACTGCCACAAGCTACAGAGACTAGCTGGGTTGAAACAGCAAGTCTGTATGCGTATGCTAGGCTTTGCAACGAACGTATGCAGCCAGATGCACAAGTAGAGATCAGAGACTTAGCAGAGAAAGTTTACAATCAGTGCAAAGTTGTTGCACCAGTTAGCTGGAAGGAGTTGATTTATGTCTAAACTACACACAGAAGATACATTTATGTTTGAGAACCAGTTGATAGATGATTTTGAAGAGTACCCAACATACGATGCAGTTACTATAGGTGCTGAGATCATTGACTTGACTCAGGACCATAACCCTGTAGACAACCCTAGCCACTACAACTCTGGCAACATTGAGTGCATTGAGGCTATTGAGGAGGCGTTGACAGATGATGAACTGCGCGGCTACTTCAAGGGCAACTGTCTAAAATATCTGTGGCGTGAGCAGTACAAGAACCAGCTAGAAGATCTGAAGAAAGCAGATTGGTACTTAACTCGTTTGATTAAGAATTTGGAGGCTAGTGGTGATAACTGATAAAGTCATCGAACGCACTAAACGCTTTGAAGGTTTTGAGGACAAGCCTTATAAAGACACAGTTGGTAAGATCACTATTGGCTATGGTCGCAACCTAGAAGCTAACCCACTGTCCTTGTCAGAGCTTATGATCTTGTTTAACAGGACAGAGTGGAAAAGTAAGAGAGATGCTGAGGAGTGGGCAGAGGTGCTACTAAAGCGTGATCTTGAACGACACACCAGTGAGCTTCGTCACAGCTTTCCTTTAGAGGAGCAACCAGACAACGTAAGAGACGTTCTCATTGACATGGGGTACAACCTAGGGGTTCCAACTCTCATGAGCTTCAAGGGCATGCTACACGCTATCCACAACCGTGATTACAAACAAGCTGCTATAGAGCTGTTAGACAGTAAGTACGCAGAGCAGGTCAAGACTCGTGCTGTAGATAACGCTAAGATGCTATCACACGCAGACTTTAGCGAAGTTACGAGAAGGCTAGAAACAAAAAACCCCCGAAGATACAAGATCATCGAGGGCTACTTGTAGTTATTATGTGGGGCGCTCTATGCGCCCTTCTTTTTATATTCTTTCATAGTCTTTTCAGCGCTTCTGCCTACCACATACCCGCCTAAGCCTACGCTCAGTAGGTTCCATGCTTGATCTGGCATATCAAACATCACGCTAGTACCAAAGATTGCATCAAGGTAAGGCGCGATGATGTAGTTGTTACCAATCATCACAGCAAACATTATCATAACCATAGGGCGCCAAGCAGAAGTAATCCAGTTCTCTGATTTAGCCTCGGCTACTACCACGTCCCTAGCAACCTGTTGTGCTGTCTGCTCATGCTCCAGCATAGCCATGCGAAGCTCCTGTGCTGCCTCAGCTGCCTTATCCTTGTCTTGAAAGAACCTGCCTAGAACATTATCAACAGCGGTGCCAAGACCTGCGCCTAGTAGCTCTTTAATCATCTATCTACCTTATTGTTAATCGTATCAAAGATCTGGCGTAGCATGGTCTTTACCTCAGCCATATCATCCCGGTAGTCATCACGACGCACATAGGTCTCAGAGGCGTGACGTTCTAGTTCTGACATATCCGTTTGCAATCGTTTAATACTGTCCCACATGACTCGCATAAACCAACCGATTAAAACAAGTACAAAGCCCATGATGATATTAATAATTAAAGCAGGTTCCATTGGCTTATTCCTTATTCACAAATATTCGGTCTAAAATTGTTTGCTTTTGTTTGTTTGTATATTCAGTCCACTTTAAAACTTCTTCTATATTCCTCCCGCATCCAATGCACACAAAATCGCTGTTAAGCTTACAAATATCTACGCAAGGGGATAAGTTATCGCTTAGCCCGGTTGGTTTGGCCATTTTACTTCCTTTGGAAAACCATCTTGTTGAGGCACGTCTCTTAGGCTTTGCCTATACTTTTTCCACTGTTGTGGTAATTCTTCTCCTGTTTCAAGGTATTTTACTACAACCCAATCACTTTGCAAAAGAAGACTGTCTCTTTTTTGCCTAATTTCTTTAGCGGGCTCTTCTTTGATCAGCCTATCCACTTCTTTTTTTATTTCTTTATCAGAAGGTTTTTCAGCATCATCAGAAAGCCATTCAATATTACCGTCTCTAATAGCCCATTCTGAGCCCGGAGAAAGGTTGTTAAGTGCAATAGTTGTGTAAAAATTATTCATCTTTTAATTTCCATAAGCGTTATTACAGAATTGTGAGAACTTTTAAAATCCCAAGTAGTAGATCCGGCTGTGCTTGCCACTCTTACGCGAACTTCATACGTTTGTGTGAAAGTAGATCCGGGAGAGTCTACAAAATGCGCAGTTATTGCCGGATAGATTCTAAAACCACCTACAGAAGCTGGTTGTCCTTGTAAACCTTCAGTAGATCTAATAAATTTTGCGGTCCCGCCTTCATAAATTGCAATCTCCCACTCTCTATCAAGCTGTTCTGTAGTATAAAGACTAGCATTTGGGGTAACCATCACAAGAATA